CTGGGGAGTGATATTCCCTGGTAGTACGCAAGCTCCCCCGACGGTGCTCTTTCTCCGTAGCTAAACTGTCGGGGTTAGGGGCTGGTCTGACCTCAAGCAGGCTGGCCCCCATCTAATCAGATGCCCAAGCTCATATCCGAATCCGAAATCAAGCTCGACTGGGCGGACATTAACAGCCGCACCCCTAAGCGCCGCATCTCGACTACCCGCTCACCCGGCATCCACCTGAGCGGCATACTGCAATACGCAGCCAGGACAGCGGGCATACTGACACGCGAGGACGAGGAGGATGGGATGCCGGTGAGGATGGCGGTGGGGATGGCTTGGGAGGAGTGGGCGGTGGGGTTGTGGCCGGAGATCCAATGGCAGCTTGGTGAGTGCAAGCGGGATGGGATTACAGGTAGCCCAGACGGAATTAGCAACGTAGTACCGATGAATCGCTCGACGAAGCTAGAGGAATTCAAGTGTACGTGGAAGTCGCTCAACAAATACGGCGACATCCTGGCTCCTATCAACCGGCTGTGGATCTGGCAGATGGCGGGTTACTGCGCCATGATGGGGCTCACTTATGCGCGGCTGCATGTGATGTGGATATGTAGGGACTATAGGCCACCCAATCCTACGTATCGCACCTACCTGCTGCGGTTCACGGAGCAGGAGTTGGAGGAGTTTTGGAGGAATGTGGTCATGGCAAATAAGGATCAGGTAGAGCCGGAGCGGGCGCGTGCGTGAGATCAAAATAGAGGGCTTCACCTCCGACACCAAGCCCGATGTCAAGCCAGCCGTCTGCGTGTTTGGGGAGGCGAACACGGGGACCACTCGGTTTGGCACCACTCTCCCCACCAACGGCGGCATGAGCGGCTGGATCGCGCTTGATCGCAACTCCAAGGCCACGGTGGATGAGCATAGGACAAAGCGTGGCCTACCTATACTCATCAACAAAGACCCTTTTATCGGCGAGAAGGCGGCGGTCGAGATCGCCATGAACGACGACCCCAAGAAGGTGAAGGCCGTATATGCGGAGGCCCTCAAACGAGTAATAGATCGGCTGATGGCGCTGCATGATCACAAAGACGTGGAGAATATTGTGATCGACCGGTGCAGCCAGCTATTCGACTACATTCTTTTCTCCCACTTTGGTCGGCGCAACCAGATTGAGTCGTTCATGCGTGGTGCCCCCAACCAGGACATGATCGACATCATCAATGCCCTCAGCAAGAAGAATCTGTGCCTCATTTGCAAAGCTACCGAGATATGGAAAGACACCGGGGAAGTGGATACACAAGGGAAGAAGAAGCAAGCGCCGAGCGGCAAGTGGAAGCCAGACGGCTTTAACCAGATAGACCGCTTTGTCACAGCCACTATCGAGTTGTCGAGCGGTCAGAAGAAATATGATATGGACCCAGACGACGCCTACCGGGCTAAGTATAAGTGCAAGCTCATCCGCTGCAAGGGCAACACGCTGCTGGAGGGGCAGGATCTGACTGATTATGGGTTGGCGGGGGAGGGGATTACGTGGGAGAACTTGATGATGGTGATTGGGCAGGAAGGATAGGCGGATGACAAAAGAAAGGCAGTTGCTGGGACTTGTTGCGGAGATGCTACCGATCATGGAATTTATTGTGATGGTTACTCCGCAGATGCCGGTTGAGCGGCGGCAGAAGTTTAATGATCTGATATCGCGGGCAAAAACAGCGTTGGAGGAGTGCGATGCGCTTGCGCCGTGAAGAGGAGAATAACGTGGAATATCTGGTGCGGGTGACGAGGACGACTGAGTTTGAAACTGTAGTTGATGCCGATGATCCATTAGCCGCCGCCGACATGGCCAAGCTGGAGGCGACGGGCAATAGCGTGATCGTGGATGAGAAGGTGGACATCTCTGTATCTGAGACTAGCTCCAGCGACCGACTGCAAATCGTTATAGAGCGCGAATATGGAGCAGAGCAGGCGTGGTTGAAGCGGATGGAAGCTGAGGCGTCGCTGCCTGACAGTATGTGCGAAATGCCGGACGGTTTGGCATATATACCGAGGCATCTACGCTAGGTGATCCGTCTTGACTACCGCACAGGCAGCTGGGAACTTGCTAGGCTATTCGAGCCGTTTGGCATCAGGCCCCAGCGCTCCAAGCTCGACTACGGGGATGCAGATTTTGTGGGGCATGGGCCGAATGGGGAATGTGCGGTTGTCGTCGAGCGCAAAACCATACACGATCTGGTTGCCTCCATGCAGTCAAAGCGGCTGTCGGGGCATCAGCTGCCAGGGATGGCTGAACAGTACGACTACTGCTATCTGATTGTGGAGGGGATATGGCGACCTGGAGAAGACGGTGAACTGGAGATCAACAACGGTACTTGGTCCCGCAATCATGGTCGTGGCATTCATTACCGGGCTGTGGATGCCTATCTCACAACTCTGGGGCTTCTTGCTGGGGTTGTATATCGGCGCACTGCTTCACCGCGCGAGTCAGTGTGGCAGATAGTGGACCTATACCGGTGGTGGACGGATAAGGAGTGGGCCAAGCACAAGGCTCATGACACCGTTTATGCGCCGGCAGATGGGCAGCAGGGGAGGAGGATGAGTCTGGTGCCGCGTAGAGTCAGCCTAGTGGAGAAAGTAGCACTACAGTTGCCGGGGCTGGATCAGCGGGCGCGTGAGGTGGCTAAGAAGTTTGGGAGCGTCCGAGAGATGGTGTTGGCGACGGAGAAGGACTGGCTGATCAAGGGGGCGGTGGGCAAGGTGGGGGCGAAGAAGATTGTGGAGGCACTCAATGGAAACCATTGAAATCAACAAGGATCTATTTGACCAGTTCTCCGAAGCTATCGGTGAGCGTGACAATGAAGGCAGCACTGGATACTTTATCGTCGTGCCCTATTCTAGTAAGCCCACCGGTGATGCTATCGAGAGAGACCTGAAGGGATGGTCCTACGTAGTGGTGAAGGCTGATCGTTGACTTGGCTCCAACTCTACCACTTCAACCGGCGCGTGGATATGTTGTGGCGGCGGAACCGGGGCGATACGTTTGACTCTATAGCCAAGGCATGGGACGTATCGCGGCAGCAGGCGATATCCAGTATCAAGCGGGCTAGGCGAGATCCCAAAGTAGTTGAGGCGGCGGAGAAGATGAGGGTGGAGCGGCAGGGGTTAGAGGAGTTGAAAGCGGAGGGGGGATATGTACCAACTCAAGTGCCTGTGCGGGAAAAAGATCCAGACGAAGGATAGGGAATTCGTGTGTGGCGACTGTGGCAGGCATCTGTATGTGGACTGGGGGGAAGCTCTAGACACCACGTCCAAGCCCACTAAGACCGCTACTGATAAGTATGAGAAGCATCCGTGATCGGTCGTTGTTCTGCCTGTGATCCTAACTGCCGCTTCGTCCACCCATCCGGCCCAGAGCCTTGTGACTACCTGTTGATTGGCGAGAAGCCGGGAGTGCAGGAGGACAGGAGGCAGAAGGTGTTTGTGGGGGATGCAGGCGTCGAACTGGATGGGCTCTATCTGCCGCTGGCTGGCCTAGACCGGTCTCAGGTACGGATCACCAATGTCCTGAAGTGTCGGCTAGGAGCGTCCAATGCCAAGCCTACCGAGCACCAGATGATGTCGTGCGCACGCTACTGGTTGAAGGAGGAGATAGCCGCCTGCTGTCCCAAGGTGATTGTGCCCATGGGAGCTACCGCCTGCAAGCTGTTTGATGAGATTGAGCTAGACAAGGACCATGGGATGCCGCTCTATGTGACCAAGCATCGCATGAGCTTGTTTGGGGAGTGGGAGGGGTGGGTATGGCCGAGCTACCATCCGGCGGCGGGGATGCATCAGACCAGCCTCATGATACCGCTGATACAGGATTTTGAGCGGTTGGGGGAGTGGAGGAGGGAGAAGTGGGAGAAGGCAGTGGATGATGGCAGGACGCAATACACCATCGCTAACAGCCCGTCTCATATGTGTCTCAACGGAGTCACGGTGGCCTCGCAGAGAGAGTATATCGCTGTCGACACGGAAACGTCTGA